GATCGCGGCATGATGACCGCGTTACCCACCGCGCCGCTCGCCTCCCGCTATACAGAGCGGGCGGCGGCGCCGTGGATAACGCTACGCCGCAAGGCTCCACTTATCCTCCCGAAAATTCTGTCCAAATGAACGGGGCCAGCTCTGACTGCGCGCCACCTTCCCTACTCATAGGGCGGGGATCCGTTGCTAATCTGTGGATCACAACCGAAGAGTTTTCGGCAACTGTCGGCATATCGCGGCAAAAATCGCACGAAGCGATGTTGCGCTGCCTCAACGGCGGCACTTGGCGCAAACACCGCCTCGAAGTTCGCATCGTCGAAGGAGAGGGCGGACAGGGTGGGAAATCGCTTCAAGTTTACATCCCGAGCCTGCCCGCCGATTTGTGCGCGATTTGGCGCAAGCGCAACCCTGGCGCACTCGATACTCCGAAAGCGGAACCCGTCGCACTACCGGCACCCACCATCATCGATGCCGGTATCGGCGCCCGCATCGCCGAGCGGCAATGGAAGCTTTCAATTGTCGCCCCCGCCCTAGCCTATAAGAAGGGCAGCCGGGGCCGTGCCGCCATGCTGCGCGAGATCGCCGCCACTCCGCATCCGGGATTGAACGGCAGTCGCAAGAAAATCGCCATCAGCACGCTTCGCGCCTGGGTTGCCGAAATTGATCGCGGCAACGAAAAAGCGCTTTCGCGCACAGCCCGAGCGGATCGCGGCCGGCGCCGGGGATTCGTCAATCGGCGATGGGACAAGGCTTGCCCCTTGCCTGAGCTGGAAAAAAACCGCCTCGCCTCGGAAATCGAAACCTACATTCGCGGCCTATGGCGCAGCGGCGTCAACAGTGAACGGAAAATCAACAGCCTCGCGTCCACCCAGCTCGCCGAGCTGTCCCGCGCGGCCGGATGGCAGGATGCCACCCCCGAACTATGCGCCCCCGGTCTGTACCTGGTGCGGCGGCATCAGGAATGCCGGCTTGTGGCGACCAAGGAAAAAGACGCCAAGGCTTTCCACGATCATTACACCCCACGCATTCGGCGCCGCCGCGAAGGCTTGAAGCCGCTGGATATCGTCATTGGCGACGTGCACCCCGTCGACATTTATATCCGCCGCGAAGACGGCAGCATCGCCACCGCCCGCATGATCGCCTGGCTTGACCTGGCAACGAACGATTTTTGTTACACCCTGGTATTGCTGCCCAAAGGGCGCGGCATCACTCAGGCGCATATCGTGCAATCTTTCGTTGATATGGTGCGGGCATGGGGCCTGCCGCGCGCCCTCTATCTCGACAACGGAAGCGAATACAAATTCGGGCCGTGGATCGAAGGATTCAGGAAGCTACAAGGGCTGGTTGAAGCCTGGCATTCCTTCCAGTTCCATCTATGCAGCGCTGGCGAAATCGACGCGCTGATCGGCGAAGGCGAAGCCGCGCCGGAACCCTTGCCCGCAGTCACTCGCGCCCGGCCGTTCAACGCGCCCGCGAAGGCTATCGAGGGGATGTTTGCCGCGCTCGGCAAGTTCACCACAATGATCGATGGCTATGTCGGCGGCGACCGCATGAGGAAGCGCACACACAAGCTGGGCGCGGCACCGAAACCCTTTCCCGGCACTTGGGAAGAATTTCAGCGCGACTTCGCCGAGGCAGTCGCCTTTTACCGCAACGAAAAGCAGGCCGGCACGATGGAATACAAATCGGTCAACGAACGCTGGGCTGAGTTCATCGGCGCCGGCTGGCATCGTATCGAAGTGGGGCCGGAAACGCTCCTTGCTGCCTTCGCCGGTACTGAACGCGTGCGCGTGCACAACGGCGGCATTCGCTGCGGCGACGAATGGTATTTCGACGACGCGCTGATTCCCGCATTTGGTCAAATGATCGAAGTTCAATACGCCAAGTGGGATGCCCGCTTCGCCCTTTGGATCGACGTCGCTGGCAAATACGTGCTGATACCGAAAGCCACCGCTTTTCACCCGATGGACAAGGCCGGCGCTATCGAACAGGGCCGCCGCGTCGGGCTGCAAAACGCCGAACTTCTGCGACTCAAGGAAACCGCTCCCCGTCTGGACTTGATGGCCGAAGTTGCCCGGCACAATGCGGCACTACCGCCACCGCCTCAAATCCCCGCTGGCGTGCCGATCATACTTGACGGCGAGACGCGGCGAACTGCACAGGCCATCAAGCGCGCCGCTGATCTACCGCCAACGCCCGCCGTGCGCCTGGCGCCTGGCGAGTACGTTGACGGCCACGGCGAAATCCGCTCAATCTTCCCACCCGCGCCGCCACCGGCGCCAACCGCGCCCGGCATTCCGCACATTGCCGATTTTCTCGCCGGACGCGCGCCGCTGAAAACGCCGAAGCCCGACGCATTCGCCGATGCGTCGGGCTTCGGCGTTCTATCCCCACTGCAAGCCCACCACCCCATCCACCAAGACAAGGAAACGGACGAATCATGATAGCTGAGGTCAAAAAATTCGCAAAAGAGGTCTTCGGCGACGAGGAGTCGGAAATTCTGGAGCGTGCGGAAGCGCGCTTGGCCAGCGGCGTGACGCTGGAGCGTTTGCACGTCGCCACCGGCGTCCCCGTTAATCACTTGGGAAACCTGTTTGCGCGCAAATCGTCCAACTGGCGCAATCCTGACCGCAAGGACAGGGACGCAATTGCAGCCGTAGCCGCATGGCTTATCGAGGAAGAAGCAGTCAAGCCCGCCAATCCTCGAGCGAACACCGAGACTTTCGGGCGCATTTACGACTTGATCGCATGGGCGCATGCGGAGCATGAAATCATCGCCATCACCGGCGGCGTGGGAATCGGAAAAACCGAGGCCGCCAAGGCTTACGCCGAAGACCATCCGCGCATGTACAAAACACCCGGCGCGGTACGCGTGCAATTCGGCAGGACGGATTGCAATCCGACGCGGGCCTTGGCAAAAATCCGCGCGGCCCTGACAGAGTTGCGCGGCGGCAGGGGAAAGGACGCGATGGACGATATCGTGTCCACGCTCAAGGATGGCGACTGCCTGATTCTCGACGAATGCAATTACCTGGACAAAGCTGTCGACATCGCGCGGGATATCCACGACGAAACCGGCGTGCCCATCGTGATGATCGGCAACCCGGATTTCAACCGGGCGGTTTGGAACAAAAGGGATAACTTCGCGGCGCAGGCAAACCGCACCTTGCGTTTCGAGTTCTCCGCCACCACTGAAAGCGACGTGGACGCCTTCCTGGCATGGAAGGGCATGGCCGGTGCTGCTCTGCGCAAGGCGTCGGTACGAATCGCCGCCCAGCCAGGCAGCGGCGGCGGGCTGCGCACCCTAAGCAAGCTGATTGCTATTTCCGCGCGCAATGGCGCCGCCCCGAGCGCGGACACCTTGCTTGAATTCGCGCGGCAGACCGGGAGACTGTGACATGAACCGCGCCCGCCTTTATTCCATGATTCACCTGGCCGTCAAGCGCCTGGGCTGGGACGATGCCACCTATCGCGCCTGGCTGGAAAAGCACACCGGCAAGCGCAGTTGCTCGGATTGCAGCGACGGCAAACTGTCCCTTGCCGCCGATCAGCTACGCGACATGGGCGCTCTCGCTCAACCCGCGCCCATCCCCGCCGGCGGCAGCGGCCCGGATCGGCCGACGCAGGCCCAGCTTCGCGCCGTGAAGTCCGCCGCGAAGAAATGCGGCCTGTCCGGCGCCTTCAACGATCCCGGCCTCTTGACCCTGTGCCGCCGCGTCGCCAAGGTGGACAACATCCGGTTTCTCGACCGGCACGGCATATCGGCCCTCATCAATGCCCTCGACGGCTGGGCCGCTTCCAAGGCGAAACGCGCCGCCAACCCGCCCGCCGACCGCCCGGAAGGCACCCCGTTCTAAAATCCGAAACCGCTTAAAACGCGATTTGAGCGGTTTCCGCGAGCCGGACATCCCATCGGCTATCCCGAAAACCATTAACGCGACCTGAGCGAATTTAACGCGGGTTCCGGGGATTCTGGTTTTGTGGGAGGTCTGCCAGATCGTCCTGGCGGAGCTTGAGCCTGGGGACATGCCATGCCATTGCCTGAAACTGTTCGCCGCGCCAGGCGGGCATGGCGGGGATTGGAACGCCATGCAGAATCGATTCAGGAAGTGGTGAACCGTGGCGGGCGGCCGGAAGTCCCCCCCATTGCTCCCGTGATCCCCGGCGGGATGGGCTGCATGGCATTTCCGAAATTCCCCTGCGTCACCACGGCAACAACCAGTAACACGGCTGCCACCCTGCCTTGACGGTTTCGACATGCCGAGCGCAGAATGGCGGCTCCTAAAGCCATAGCTGCACCCCGCCCAGTCTGGCGGTTTTGTCGTCTACAGCTCGCCCGTTTTCAATGGGGTGGGTGTCGGGGAGTCCGCAAGGCCCCCGGCGGTCTATGGCCGTAGGAGCGCCCGCCCCGCCCGCACAGCGCGGGGTTCCTGAACCATAGGAGGCCATCATGGCTAATCGCACCACCGCTGCCCCTCTTCCCGAGGATGGCATTCCCGCATCCGAATCAATCGACCGAAACGACCCCGCCGCGCGCCGCATTGCCGATATCATGCGCTCGGCGGAACCTGCCGCCGCCGTGCCGCCGAGCGAACATCCCGCCTTCGCCGAGTTGCAGGCGCATTTGAATTTTTTGCAGCTCGGCAGCGAAGCGCTCAAGGGTATCGGGGCATTGATGCAGCCGGAGTACTCCTGCGGCAACGAACAGTTGAACGGCGCCTTTCGCGGCGATGCGTCCGCCGTTTTCCGCTTCTTTGGCGAGGCGCTCATAGGCTCGGCAGGCCGCGCCTATGAGGCTTACGGCGACCTGGAATTGGCTTCGCGCCAGGTGCGATCATGAGCGGCCTCACTCCCCTGGAAAAAGCCGGCAACCTGTTTGGCGTGACGCGCGATATCGGCATGGGGCTATGCGCCCTGGGGCAAGTGCTGAGCATCGTGGACATGGAACGATTGGATGACGCCACGCTCACCGGCCTGGGTTGCCTACTCGAAACCATCGGTGGACAGTTACTCGAAACTTCGCACCACGGTAGCGAGATCGCCAGCACGCCGCCTGGCTGAGCGCCAGTCGGCCGCATTCCTTAAACCCGCCAGGATCGCGCCTGGCGGGTTCCCCCCCTCCGACTTGACCCCTCGTCCCGCCTGTCTTACATTCGCTCTATGCGCAATGTCTACGACCTGCCTCTGCTCACATTCGCGTCTCTGCTCGGCTCCCTAGGCGATAGAAGTGGCGCCATGCTGTGCCTCTTCGTCCTGTTGCTGCTATTTACCGCCCTCGACTTGCTGCTGACACTCTTCCGCAGCTAACCCCCGAAGCAATACCCCCTCCGATATAGATCGGGCAGCGGGCATCATTTCGCCATGCTGCTCCACGCCGATGATGTACGCCCGGAAGACATGGAACTACTGCCGACATTCATGCGCGATGTAGCCCGCCTGTGCGGATTGGAGCCTGCTTGCCGCCTGGCCGCCCTGCTCGGCGGCCTGGACTTCCCCGTGCCGAAGGGAGAGGCGAACAACCGCGCCGGCATGCGTCGCTTTGCCGTGCTTGCCGAAGCTATGGGCGAGGGTGCGGCGCGGATATTTTGCACGGAATACGGCGGTGGAAGAGTCTTCATCCCATTTTGCAGAAGCGTGATTCGGCGCATTCGCGATCGCGCTATCGTTCGCGAATTCGATGCCGGCGCAACCGTTGGTGACCTGGTCTTGCGCAACAAGCTCAGCTATCGCCAGATCGAAAAAATCCTCAAGCGACCGATTGCCCTCTGAACATGATCGGCCCCGTCAAACTATTCCAGATTTTCCGCGCGGGTTCGCACCGGGCGATGGATGGCCGCGTGTTGCAATTCACCGGGGCTGACATTGACCTCATGGCGCAAGCCTACGCGTTGCGGCGCGAACCGGCACCCTTGGTGCTGGGGCATCCGCGAGACAACCAGCCGGCCTACGGCCGTGTGCGCAACCTGCTTGCCAGGCATGGCGGCCTGTATGCCTTTGCGGAAGTCGACGACAGCTTGGCCAACTGGGTGCGCGCCGGGCGCTACAAGAAAGTGTCCGCCTCGTTCTCGCCGCCGGGGCAGGCTGATAACCCGACCGGGGGCTGGTTGCTGCGCCACGTCGGGTTCCTCGGTGCGCATCCTCCGGCAGTGAAGGGAATGCCAGATCCGGCTTTTGCAGAGCATGCAACTGCAAGTTTCAGTGACTCCGAGGGAGAAAATGCTTACTTTTCGGCCGCAAGTGACGAATTCGCGACGCCGCACGGATTCCGCGCCGATGCACGTCGCCTCGCAATCCATCAGCGCGCGATGGCATATCAGGCCGTCTGCCCTGCGCTGTCCTATCCGGAAGCGGTGAGCTTCGCGGAAGCCATGTGACCAACCCGACCCGCCACAAAAAGGAACCAAGGATGCAATACAAAGTCATCAGCCCCCTGCAACACGATGGCCGCACATTCCAGCCTGGCGTGTTGATCGATCTGCCTGAAAAGGATGCCGCGCCGCTGCTGGCGTCGCAAACCATCGAGAGAACGGCAAAGCCGTTCACCGCGAAACTCCACCCCATTCTTCGCGACGGAAAGGAATAGCTCATGGGCGAGATCAACGAGGCATTGAAGAATCTGCGCAGCGCTGCCGGCGAGCTGCTCTCTACTATCAGCAATCTGGACTCGCGCATCGCCGCTTGTCACTGCAAGCGCGACGCCATCACGTCTGCACCCGTTTCAAGGGATGATTTCCTCGGCTACATCAAGACCGACATCGCGCGGCGGGGCCGGTCTTTTGCCGGGAACATCGCACGCACAATCACCAGTCACTATCGCGACTTCGGCCGATTGGAAAACCTGAATGCGGACGGCGGCAAGCTGAATATTGACTACTTGACGGGCCGGATCGGAATTCCTGCCGTAATAACGGAGGAAGCTCTGTATTTCTACATTGGCGACCGCATCGCCGAGCGCCTGGGCGACCTGCTGGCGGCGCTGCCCTGGCCTGAGGACGCAATCCCGGTTGCCGAGCGAGCAAAGATGTTGGTCGAACTGGACAGGGAAATCGACAAGCTGACGAAAGAACGCGATGCGCTCGCGCAACAGATGGCCGACGCCGGCCTGACAGGTTAAGCCGTCTTCAGGGGCGTGCCTTGTGCGCCCTGAGCAAGAGCTTGGCGGCGAGTCGCCCATCATAGCCGCCGGGCTGCTCGCCCCATGATGGGCGGCCCCCGAGCGCCGCGAGCGCCTGAGGGCTTTTTTACCTGGGCGCCCCGTTTCCGTAGTGCATTAAATTTGCCGCTCTATTTGGCACTGACGGAAGATGCTTACGGTATTGTTTGCTGCGGCGCAGCAGTAAATCCGCAACAGAATAATTTCTTGTGCGCCAATTTAATTCCTTGCAAACGCCAGAATAATTTCTTGGCTCCTACCGCCCGGAAACCCGCGCCAGTCCTTGTGTGCGGTGCGACATACTATATCTAGTGGGCATTTCTCATTGATTACACAAGAGAATTCAATAACCTATTGTTTTTACGTAAATAAATATTTTTGAAAATCTATTCACATGGCCGGATCGAATCGGTATATTGATCCCCGGTCAGAATCAACCCGAACTACGGAGAAAAAAACAGATGAGCACGACTCTGTCTTCACAAAACCAAGAGACAAAGCTCCGCGACGACAACACCTTGCCTGCAGAACAAGAGATTTCCGGCGAAGTCCTGCTCGAGAAATACGCCAAGGGCAACGAACAGAACGTGCATGACGTGCGCGCCCGCGTGGCGCGCGCGCTGGCCGCCGTCGAGGCGGAAGACAAACGAAGTCATTGGGAGAAACTCTTCCTCGAGGCGCAGGAGAACGGCTTCGTGCCGGCCGGCCGCATCAATTCCGCCGCCGGCACCGACCTGCAGGCGACGCTGATCAACTGCTTCGTGCAGCCGGTCGGCGACTCCATCTCCGAAGTCGTCGACGGCCGTCCCGGCATCTACACCGCCCTGTCGCAGGCCGCCGAGACCATGCGCCGCGGCGGCGGCGTCGGCTACGACTTCTCCTCGATCCGCCCGGTCGGCGCCTTCGTCAAGGGCACGCATTCGCGCGCCTCCGGCCCGGTGTCCTACATGCGCGTCTTCGACCGCTCCTGCGAGACGGTGGAATCCGCCGGCGCGCGCCGCGGCGCCCAGATGGGCGTGCTGCGCTGCGACCATCCGGACATCGAGATGTTCATCCACGCCAAGGACCAGGGCGACCTCACCAACTTCAACATCTCCATCGGCGTCACCGACGCCTTCATGCAGGCGGTGGAGAGCGACGGCGACGTCGAGCTGGCGCACAAGGCCGAGCCCTCCGCCGACTTCAAGGCGGCCGGCGCCTACCAGCGCGAGGACGGCAGCTGGGTCTACCGCAAGGTGCGCGCGCGCGAGCTGTGGGACCAGATCATGCGCTCGACCTACGACCACGCCGAGCCGGGCATCCTGTTCCTCGACCGCATCAACCGCGACAACAACCTCAACTACTGCGAGACCGTCGAGGCCACCAACCCCTGCGCCGAGCAGCCGCTGCCGCCCTACGGCTGCTGCTGCCTGGGCTCGATCAACCTCACCCGTTTCGTCAGGCACTCGTTCACCAAGAAGGCCGAGTTCGACTACGCCGGCTTCGGCCGCTGCGTCGAGGTGTCCACGCGCATGCTCGACAACGTCCTCGAGGCCACCCACTGGCCGCTGCCGCAGCAGCAGGCGGAGGCCAACGCCAAGCGCCGCATCGGCCTCGGCTTCACCGGCCTCGGCGACGCCCTGATCATGCTCGGCCTGCGCTACGACACGCCGGAAGCGCGCGCCAAGGCCACCGAGATCTCGGCCTTCATGCGCGACCGCGCCTACCTCGCCTCGGTCGAACTGGCCAGGGAGCGCGGCGCCTTCCCGCTGTTCAATGCCGACCTGTATCTTTCCGGCGGCAACTTCGCTTCCCGCCTGCCGGCCGAGATCAAGGAGCAGGTCCGCAAGCACGGCATCCGCAATTCGCACCTGCTGTCGATCGCGCCGACCGGCACCATCTCGCTGGCCTTCGCCGACAACGCCTCGAACGGCATCGAGCCGCCCTTCTCGTGGACCTACACGCGCAAGAAGCGCATGACCGACGGCACGCACAAGCAGTATTCCGTCGAGGACTACGCCTGGCGCCTGTTCAAGTACCTCGGCGGCGACATGGAGAAGCTGCCGCCCTACTTCGTCACCGCGCTGGAAATCTCGGCGCAGGCGCACGAAGAGATGGTCGCCGCGGTGGCCCCCTACATCGACACCAGCATCTCGAAGACGGTGAACGTGCCGGAGGACTACCCCTACACCGACTTCGAGGACCTGTATCTGAAGGCCTGGAAGTCCGGCCTCAAGGGGCTGGCCACCTACCGGCCCAACAAGGTGCTCGGCGCCGTGCTCTCCGTCGAGGGCGGCGCCGGCGCCGAGAAGAAGCAGCCGCAGGACGTGCACATCAGCGACGCCAACCGGCGGCTGGCCATCAAGAGCCTGCCGGCGCCGGTGCTCGCCTCTCTTCGCTGGCCCGGCCGCCCGCGCATGACCGACGGCAACTCGGCGTGGACCTACATGATCGAGACGCCGGCCGGCGAGTTCGCCCTCTTCGTCGGCCACATCGAGCAGAACGCCAAGCCGGTGCCCTTCGAGGTGTGGGTGAACGGCTCCGAGCAGCCGCGCGGCCTCGGCGCCGTCGCCAAGACGCTGTCGATGGACATGCGCGCGCAGGACCGCGCCTGGCTCAAGCTCAAGCTCGACACCCTGGCCCGCACGCGCGGCGAGGAGATGTTCGACATGCCCTTCCCGCCGCACGGCGAGAACAAGCGCATGCCCGGCGTCGTCGCCGCCGTGGCGCAGGTGGTGCGCTACCGCGTCGAGCAGCTCTGCGGCAACCTCGACGAGAAGGTGCCGACCCCGGTGCTCGACTCCATGTTCAGCCTGCAGGAGCCGAAGACCGGCACCGACGGCACGCTGTCGTGGACGGTGGACATCCAGAACCCGGCCTCGGGCGAGGACTTCGTGTTGGGCCTGAAGGAGATCACCCTGCCCGACGGCGTCACGCGGCCCTACTCGATGTGGCTCTCCGGCAACTACCCGCGCGCGCTCGACGGCCTCTCGCACATCCTCTCGCTCGACATGCGCGTGATGGACCCGGCCTGGATCGGCATGAAGCTGAGGAAGCTCCTCAGCTACCCCGAGCCGCTCGGCGACTTCATGGCCTTCGTGCCCGGCACGCGCAAGCAGCAGAACTGGCCGTCGACCGTGGCCTACATGGCGCGCCTGATCATGCACCGCTACGCCATGCTCGGCATCCTCGACGAGAACGGCTACCCGACGCGCGAGATGGGCATCCTCGAAGCGCCGCGCGAAGCCAGCGCGCCGAAGATCATGCAGGGCGCCCTGTGCAAGGAGTGCGGCAACTACACGGTGATCCGCAAGGACGGCTGCGACTTCTGCAGCGCCTGCGGCGCGGTGGGGGCTTGCGGGTGATCGGATTGACGTGATCACCGAGCCGGCTTGCAGACAAAGCCCCACCGGGAAACCGGTGGGGCTTTTTGTTTCCGCATGATCTTTGAAACGGGGGGGAAGGTCGAATGCAAACCGAAAAAATCAAAGTCCGCGCTACCCAGTCCGGCCAGACCATGGACGTCGTCGTCTTCAGCAAGCGAGCGAGCGGCATCACGGTGGTGATCGGCGAAGGCCAGCACAGCATGAAGTGCGAGCTGTCGCCGACGCGCAACGGGCTGGCCTACGCCGGCAGCGTGATGGGGCGCGAGATCGTCTACGAGCGCAGCCGCGAGCAGGTGCAGGCCGACATCGATCGCCTCAACCCGGCCGTGCGCGAGTACCGGCGCTGACCGCGCCGTCCCGCGGCGACTGACTTTTCCTTCGCCCTCCACCGGGATAGAATCGGCGCTCCGACAGAACACAAAACCGTGCCATGAAACCTTCCGAGTCCCTGCGCAAACACCGCGATACCGTGCTGGCGCTGGCCGCCAGCATCGGGGCCGGAAACGTCCGCGTTTTCGGATCGGTCCTGCACGGGCGGGACACCGACGGCAGCGACGTTGATCTGCTGGTGGATGTCCCCAAGGGCACCACGCTGCTGGACATGGCACGGCTCCAGTCGGCCATCGAGAAGGAGCTGGGCGTGCCGGTGGATGTGCTGACGGCGGGCGATCTTCCCCCCAAATTCCGTCAAGTCGTTCTGCAGGAAGCCAGGCCGTTATGAGCAATCCGTTACGCGACGCGGATTACCTCGAACATATCCAGGACGCCATCGCAAAGGTTTTCCGCTACACGAAGGGTAAGAACGAGAGCGATTTCCTCGGCGACGAGCTCGTTCAGGACGGCGTGATCAGGAACTTGGAGATCGTCGGCGAAGCGGTTTCCAAGCTGACGCCGGAACTGAAAGCCAGACATGCCGACGTTCCGTGGGGCGATATTTCCGGCATGCGTAATCGGCTGATCCACGGCTACGTCACGGTCAACCTGGAAATCGTCTGGAGCACTGTCGTAAAAGTCTTGCCCGAGTTTCGGGACAAGGTAACCGTCATACAACGGCTGCTGGGCCAATCAAGCACGTAGCACGCAACGACGGACAACGCCGTCCCGCAGCGACTGACTTTTTACTCCGGCAAAGCCCGGCTTTTCCGGGGCCCCTTCAACCCCGCAGGGAGCAGACGAATGGCCATCGGCTGGCTGACGATTCTCAAGAGCGTCCCCTGGACCGAGGTCATCAGGAATGCGCCGAGCAGAACGCGCAGTTCGTCAAGCGCATCGAGGCCAACCGCAAGCGCACGTTCTGGCTGGGCGCGGCAACACTGGCGCTGGCGATTGTCGTATTCTCCGCACTACCCTTTTGAACGGGAAACCCGATGAAAAAACTGGT